TACCATATCACTATAATCATCTACAAGTGGTCTAAAAACTAATTTACGTTGTAGGTAATCATACACATATTCACTCCAAAGTTCTGGAATAAATACATCGACTTCATCTATGCCTGTATTACCAGCTCCTATTGCACTATAACCCATTATTATCTCCTATAAGATTCTAATATTTGACTCCAATTTTTTTTACGTTCTTCAGGACTCATATCGATTACTTTGCCAAGTTTTTGCGTTGGCACAGTTCCTTGCCTATCGGGAGGGTTGTCCTTCTGTTCGGCAAATTCACTAACGATATTAAGTAAAGTTTCAGTATCTACATTGGAAAATTTTTCTCGTTTAGATTCAGGAAGTTTAGCTAAAGCATCATCTCGAAGTTTCAAGTCCATTGATTCCCATCTTTCTTTATATGGTTTGTATGATTCAACTTCCTTAACAAGCTCAACATTGAGTTCTTGCCATTTTTCTTCTTCTTGGAGCTTTGCTCTCTTATTATCTTCCTGTTGTTTTTCAATGGCTATCATTTTATCTCTAAGTTCATTTCTTTCAGAGATGACTTCGTTTAACCTTGAAATAGGTACATTGTTTTCGTCTTTAGTGACGGGTTCCTGTTTTACATCTGTTTCGATGGGTTGTTCTTCTGACATTTTTACCTCTTAAGTGAGTGGTTAATTTGCAAGAATAACACTTGCATTAAAAGTATACTATAATGTAACTTAGATAAGTAATCTAATGCAAGAGAAAAATTACGAATTTAAAAAAAAATGGTTCGAGTATCTTGGATACCAACCACATGATGGTCAATTAGCTCTTCACTATCCAAAAAAGTATAACGCCCGTTTCAATGTTATAGTTTGTGGTAGAAGATTTGGAAAGACTTGGGCTAGTGCTATGGAAGCTACCTATGTTGCCTCTCAACCCAATAAGCGTATTTGGGTAGTGGGTATGTCTTATAAAAAGGCTAGATTGATATTTAGAGAGATATGGCAAAGAATGGTTATTGGTCATGGAGATGATATAGAAAGAGCCTCTGAAAAAGATATGCTAATTAAATTTAAGTGGGGAACAACTGTTGAGGGAATGTCAGCAGATAATCCAGATTCATTAGTGGGGGAAGGACTCGATCTGTTAGTAATTGATGAGGTTGCCAAGATGAATAAAAAGATTTGGGATATGTATTTATCTCCAACTGTTGCTGGCAGAAAAGGTAAAGTTATTTTTATTACAACTCCTGAAGGTAGGAATTGGATTTATGATTTATATAAACTAGGCGATGTAGATGATATATGGGCTAACTACACTTCTCCATCATGGAAAAATCAACATGAATTTCCTTTAGGGATTGAAGACCCAGCAATTATAGAGCGTAAGCGTAATATGTCTAAAGAATTATTTGGTCAAGAATTTGGAGCAGAATTTTCTGTATTTGAAGGTAAGGTTTGGGATTTTAATAGGGAGCTAGATACAGGAGATTTTCCTTATGATCCTAACCTACCTACTTACTGTACAATTGACTTTGGCTTTCGTATGCCAGCCGTTTTATTTATTCAAACTTACTTTGATGGAGAGTTTGAGCATATTAGAGTATTTGACTCTATCTTACACAAAAAAGATATTAAGACCGATGATTTAATTAAGATGATTAAGGTTAAAGGGTATCCAATAGTAAGCTATTATGGCGATCCAGCTGGTTCTAATGTTCAAGGGCAAAGTGGTGCTGGAGATATGGAGATATTTAGAAGAAGCGGTATTAGGGTATTGTCTACTAAAGATAGAAAAAGTAGAAACATTGTTAATAGCGTAGCGTACACTAGAGGATTTTTTGAAAGTGCTGAAGGCATTAGAAGAATCCATGTAGATAAAAAGTGTGTAGATGTAATACAAGATTTTGAAGAGTATAGGTATCCTGAGTCTGAAGATGGTAAACCGATTAAGGAAGAGCCTATAAAAGATGGTTATCACGATCATGGGAATGATGCTTTTAGATATTTTATTATAAACAGATTCCCCATGAAAAATAGGGAAATGAAGAGGATTCAAAGATGATAGACAAAGTTATTAAAGATAAACTAAGCGAAGCTAAGATGATGATGGCTCATAACAGAAGAGCAGAAATACGAAAACACTTAGATTATTATTCTGGTACTTCAACTGAGCAGTATATTAGACAGTACTTTACGGGAGATGCTTTTACTGAAATACCTCCATCCTTAACAAACTTTACAAGAAAGTTTATCAACAAGGTAAGTGGAATATATACACTTGGTGCTAAAAGAAATACTGGTAGTACATCAGACCTTTATCAATCGTTAACACCTACTAAGGATGTTAGATTAAAGCATTCAGAGCGTATGACTCGTTTATTAGGTACAATTGCCAATAGAGTATTTTGGACTAATGGTAAATTTGAATACAGACCTATTTACTATTTTGAATCTTACTTTGGAGAAAATCCATTTCAACCTATAGCGATTACATATCCACTTTTAAATCAAGTGGCTGATCTTTCTAATACTCAAGAACTACAATGGGAATATTGGGATGCAGAAAAGAATGTAATTATGAATGAAGATGGAGATATTATTTATCAAGAAGAAAACCCTTATGGTATTTTACCATTTTCATTTACACACAGAGAAGATCAAATTGATTCTTTTCATGTAGAAGGTGCTAGTGATATAATCAATTGCAATGAGCAAGTAAATATTAGTATTACAGAAATGAATTTAGGATTGAGATTTAATATGTTTGGTCAGCCTTGGGTTAATGGATTGCAAGCAGATCAAAATATGATTCGTGCTGGGTCTAACACTATCCTAGACATGGGAGATGAAGGTAAATATAATATTACTAGCCCTAGTGGAAATATTACAGAGGCTATTCAAAATATTAAATTCCAAATAGAATTAGTTGCCTCAAACAATCATCTATGGATTCAATGGGCAGAGTCTGGTGGAGAAGTTCCTAGTGGTATTTCATTGATGGTTAAGGATATGGAAAGAAAAGAAGACTACTACGATGATATAGCTCTTTGGAGATTGTATGAAAAAGATTTGTATGAGATTGAAAGAGTCATTGCTTCCTATAATGGAATTAACCTCTCTGAAGAATTTGGTGTAGACTTCTATGAAGTAGAATACCCTAAAACAGTTCAAGATCAAATACTAAAAGATAACTTTGATTTAGAAAATAATTTAATTACACAAGCAAAAATAATGGTTCGTGAAAATAAAGATTTAACAGTAGAACAAGCTCAAGCCATTATAGACAATAACAGAGGGTTTAATGAGCAAACAAAGCAACAATCAATCTTTAATAGCTTTCGTCAAACGCCTGGACAAGATCAACGATCTTGATGTTGATTTAAAAGGCGATATAAAAGAAATATTAAAAGATCCTATCTCTTGGGCTACTGCTCAAGCAGAAGAATATATTAAAAACAACCAAGATAAGTATCTAGAAGCTAAAAAACTTGGAAAGGAGTTTTTTGATGAAATTGAAAATATCAGTAGGGGTTGATTTTGGTAAGTTGGCAAATGAGATGCCAAAACTGATTGAAACCACTTTATTAGATTATGCTCAAGATTCTGCAAAAGGGTCTAAAGAAAATATTGATAGAGGCGTAAAGCCTTCATTAGGACAAGTTACTAAAGACATAAGAGAAAGCAGAACACAACCGACTAGTCCTCCTTTAAAAGCAACTGGTACTTTATATAACAGTATTAAAGCTACTAACCAAGGAATGGAGATGTTAAGATACGGGATTTTACATGAAAAAGGATTTATGACAGCCCCTAAGTCTATGATTCCTAATCAACAAGTAAAGGCTAGACCTTTTATATCAGCTACTAAAAATGGCTTTAAAAAAATTATAGATAACTTTTATAAAAGATCAAAACAAGCGTTAAGAAGAAAAACTCCTCTTGTATTAGAGACATAAATAGGGATATTTTATGGCAGAACAAGACAATAGGAAATTAGATGACAAAGACAGAGAAATATTATTACTCGCTGCTCTTGGATTATCTTACGACATCAGAATCTTCAATGAACGATTTAATCAAGAGATTGAACGTCTTGGAAGAAATGGTGCTAGTGAACAATCAATTATTAGAACTCTTGACTCCGATCTCACCACCAAAGGAAGAGTTTTTGGAGAATTGCGGAACTCAATTAAACGAGGAGTTGTTGGAGCAATTAATCAAGCGTTTCGGAGGTCTGGAGACATGGGGAGAAAGTTAAAGTGGGTTGCTATCTCTAAAAATATTTGCCCTGACTGTAAAGTAAGAGCTGGTGAAGTAGATACTTGGGAAAATTGGGAAGCTAGGGGAATGCCTGGTTCTGGATTTAGTGTATGTAAAGAATTTTGTTATTGTCAGTTAGTACCTGAAGATTTAGACGTTGAAGATAAACTTAAGTTATGAAAAAATTTAGTATCGTTACTTGGATTTGTACTTCTTGTCATTGGGCTTGGAATACACTAAGTACTATCGTAGAAGATAGTGATCAATGTCCTAACTGTAGATCTTTATATACTGCCAAGGTAAAACGTTTAAAAAAATAATGCCACTAGGATTATACGCCATCTTTTATTTATTTATATGTAATATATATATAGTATATATATATGCATGGCATACTGGAGTAGTGGAAAGTGCCTTAAAACACCCCTATTTAACGAATATGGTAAAATATTACCCTTTATTTCGCCTAGTGGCTTCCTCTTTAGCGATAACTTTATCTTGCCACGCCTTTTTTTGAGCTGGGGTAGGTCTTCCATGACCAAGTGTAGCAATTCCTACAGCTTTGGCTCTCTTTTTCCATTTGGCAGCTTCCCTTCTTTTTTTCAATTGAATTTGTTTAGCTCTAAGGTTTTTTAGTTGCTGTTTTTTAGTGGGTTGTTGAGTTTTTTTGGGTACAATTGGTCTTTGTGGCATTACTTGAATATCCGTTACATCTTCGTAATCTGCATCCACTGCATCCACCTCTTTACTGCCTTCATTAGACTTCA